GATCTGGGTATCTTCAACCGCCACGCGATCATGGGTTTTATCATCGTACCTACGCAGCCTTTTGGCTATAACTACCTGGGTGGTAAGTTACTTGCGATGTTGTGTTGTACACATGAGGTCAGGGAGATCCTGAACACTAAATATGATGCAAACATTTGTCATTTTGAAACTACATCTCTCTATGGTTCTACCAAGAGTGCGTCTCAGTATGATGGTTTGAAACCTATTATGAGATACAAAGGTCTCACTGATAGTAACTTCACACCACTTCTTCATGATCACATTTTCAAGGACTTGAACAAATGGTTCATCGAAAGGAACAACGGGGAGATGTTGGTGAAGATCGACGCCTCCAGTCGCAAACTGAAGACGCAACAAAGGATGATCGCAATCATCAAGAAGAGCTTACCTTCTCACAAGGTTGCGGAGTTCACAACTGCGATTGCAAATGCAACCGCACTGACTGAGAAGAAACGTACTTACTTCTCTGATTATGGATTTGCAAATGTTCGTGAGGTTCTCCGTGGTGAGGAAACTCAACTAGTAGAAAACCCACAGAACTTTGAAAAGTTTTATATGGAAGCTGTGGTTGACAAATGGAAAAAGATGGCTTCCAAACGTTATACAAAACTCAAGAGTGAAGGTAACCTTCGCACAGAACTTGAGGTTTGGACTAAAGATATGGACATCGACATTATTCGTTAACTTATGTTTTTCTTTTTTCAACCAACACCACCACCTGATGTGGTTCCCATAGAAGTGATTAGTAAATCATGGACATGCCCTACTTGTAACAAGAACGAACAGTATGTTCTTGGACAACTTCAAAAGAAGGCTATGATCGGTGATCGCAATGCTCTTGCAACGATCATGGGGAACATCAAATCTGAGAGTAACTTCCATCCCAACATCTGTGAGGGTGGTGCTCGTGTTCCTTACAAACAATGCCGTCGTGGTGGTTACGGACTTATTCAATGGACTACTCAAAAACGATATGCGGGCTTGGGTAAGTTCTGTAATAAGTATGGATGTGATCCTTCGTCACTTGAAGGTCAAACTCGTTACATGATTAACGAATCACAATTTCAAAAGATTCTTCCTGAGTTTCAGGGAGGTGGATGGCCCGTTCATCAATACATGGTTCCTGCATACTACTGGCTTGGTTGGGGTATCAAAGGAAACCGTGAACATTATGCATACCAATACGTGAAGAAATTTGTATGGACCTGAAAGACTGGTTAAATTCAATCAACCTCAACAAGACTGACTTGATTGAAGAGGATGCTTCTCTTGAGAAGGAGTATCCTCCTTTTATTATCAACAAATGTATGTCGGGTCATCTTGATACCGTCCTCTACGCGAATGAGATGAACATTGCTCATTCACTACCAAAGAAACTCCAATATGACTTTTATCTAAATAGTGTGAGGAAAAGGAAGAGATTTTCTCCCTGGCTCCGAAAGGATAAAGTCAAGGACCTTGATGTAGTTAAATCTTACTATGGTTATAGTAATGAAAAGGCACAACAAGCCCTCCGTATTTTATCTCCTGAACAAATTGCATTTATTAGATCTAAACTTGATACTGGAGGAAAACAATGAGTATCGCGGAACCTGAGGTTCGTTGGTCTCCTGATAAAATGGTAGAAGTGACTTTGAGAGAACCCGATGATTTTCTCAAGGTCCGTGAGACCCTGACCCGTATTGGAGTTGCATCCCGTAAGGAGAAAAAACTCTACCAGTCATGCCACATCCTGCACAAACAGGGTAAGTATTTCATCGTTCACTTCAAGGAACTGTTTGCCCTTGATGGTAAGAAAGCCAATCTTACTGTGAATGATGTTCAACGTCGTAATCGCATCACACAACTTCTGTGTGACTGGGGACTGATTGATGTTGTCGTGGAGGAATCGGTGGCTGAGGTTGCCCCTTTGAACCAGATCAAAGTTCTTTCTTACAAAGAGAAGAATGAATGGGCTCTGGAGACCAAGTACAACATTGGCAAGAAGAAAAAAGTAGAAGAAACCGCATAAATAGAACGTCGCTCTTTCGTGCGCGACTCTATACATACGGAATATACGCTACTTTATGGGGGGTTACCAACACCCCCTTTTTTATGTCTTCTTGTATAATTAGTATTGGATGCCGAAAGGGTCCACACAATCTAATCTCGCTTTCAAAGGAGAAGTACAAATGACTAACCTCACCAGGTATACGGCTGCGGATCTTAATACCTTGATGGATAAGATCACCAAGAACAGCATTGGTATGGACGAATACTTTGATCGTCTATTCAATCTTCATGAAACTACAAAGAACTATCCACCTTATAACCTTATTCAGGTAAATAATGTTGAGTCGCATCTAGAAATCGCACTAGCTGGATTTAAAAAAGGAGAGGTCAATGTTTTCACGGAGTATGGAAAACTTTTTGTCGAAGGGCAACGGGAGGACACCGAATCCGACAAGACGTTTATCCACAAGGGATTGGCTCAAAGAAGTTTTCAACGAGCGTGGACTTTATCCGACGACACAGAAGTACGGGAAGTCATCTTCGAAGACGGACTCCTCAGAATCGTCCTTGGAAAAATAGTTCCAGAACATCACGCTCGTAAGGATTACCTCTAAATACTTACACCTGCGTGCCATGCAGTGGGGTTGCCTTTTTAGGTAACCCCTTTTATAATTTGGAGAAAAAGATGTCTGTAAAATTAGTAGTTCTTAAATCTCTGGAAGAAGTCATCGCTGATGTGAAAGAACTTGTTCTTGAGGAAGATGGGAAAGAGAAAATTATCGGGTTCCTTCTAACAGAACCTAGAACTCTTAGTTTGTCACGGGCTATGACACTAAACGAAGAAGAAGATCCAAATCGTGTTAGTGTTAATTTTGTCAAATGGCAACCATTCTCTGATGACAAACAATTCCAAATCCCAGCTGACTGGGTGATCACTATTGCAGAACCACTTGAAAGATTGAAAACATCATACGAGGAACAATTAAATGCAAAAGAACGTACAATGTCTATTCTTGAAGAATAAGACGATTTTGATTTCTGAGGTTGCGGAAGTCGGTGGTGATATTGGAGAACCAGATTGCAAACTGATTAAACCATATGAAGTTCTAACAAAACCTGGTTGCCCAAACGAACGTGCAGAGAATAGAATTGTTCCCTGGTTGGATTTTACTCCACAAGATGTTATACTGATGAGGTCGGATGACGTTCTCACTTTCGTAGAGCCAACGAAAGAACTCCTTGATTACTACTTGAAGATTACCTGATGCGATTTTATACGAACGTTCAAATGGTTGGGGACCAAATGTTGGTCCGTGGTTATGAAAATGGTAAGAGATACATGAACAGGGAGGTTTTCAATCCCACCCTGTTTGTATCTGCAAAAAACAAAAAGAGTAAGTTCCGTACTCTTGAAGGTGAACCAGTTGAACCAGTTCGTCCTGGAACCATCCGCGAAACCCGTGACTTCATGAAGAAGTACGATAACGTGGATGGTTTTAACATCTATGGATTTGAACGTTTCATCTATCAATATATCTCCGACAACTATCCAGATGAACACCTTGAGTTTGATATGTCAAAGATCAATCTTGTAACGATTGATATTGAGACCAAGGCTGAGTATGGATTTCCCGACGTTGAGAGTACAAGTGAAGAACTCCTGTTGATCACTATTCAGGACTTCAATACCAAACAAATCATCACTTGGGGTGTAGGACCTTTCAACAACAAACAAGAGAACGTTGATTACCGTCAGTTTCCTGATGAGTATTCAATGTTGAGTGCCTGGATCCAATGGTGGATCGAGAACACCCCTGACGTGGTGACTGGGTGGAACTGTGAGTTCTTTGACCTTCCGTACCTTGCAGGACGCCTGAACCGTGTCCTAGGGGAGAAACTGATGCGGCGACTGTCTCCCTGGGGTCTGGTGACTCAACAGGAGGTGTTTGTACAGGGCCGCAAGAACTTCTGTGTGGACGTTGGTGGTGTAGCCATCCTGGATTACATGCGCCTGTATCGGTGGTCTCCTGGTACTCCTAACCAAGAATCGTTCCGTCTAGACTACATTGCACAACAGGAACTGGGTCAACAGAAATTAGATCACAGTGAGTTTGATACCTTCAAAGACTTCTACACAAATGGTTGGCAGAAGTTTGTTGAATACAACATTGTTGACGTGGAACTGGTAGACCGACTTGAGGATAAACTCAAGTTGATTGAACTCGCCCTGACTATGGCTTATGATGCCAAGGTGAACTATCAGGACATTTTTTACCAAGTGCGACTTTGGGACTGCATCATTTATAACTATCTAAAGAGGAAGGACATCGTTATTCCTCCCAAAGAAAGATCCGAAAAGGATGAGAAGTATGCAGGAGCCTACGTCAAGGAACCGATTCCTGGAAAGTATGATTGGGTGGTCTCTTTTGACCTTAACTCTCTGTACCCTCATCTTATTATGCAGTACAACATCTCACCAGAGACGCTCCTGGATGAGAGACACCCAACGGCTACAGTTGAACGTATACTTGCAGAAGAGATAAACTTTGAACTGCATAAAGACTATGCAGTCTGTGCCAATGGTGCGATGTATCGTAAGAATGAACAGGGATTCCTCCCTGAACTGATGCAGAAGTATTATGATGAACGTGTGATCTTCAAGAAGAAGATGATCCAAGCCAAGAAGGAGAATGAGAAGTCCCCATCTATTGCACTACAGAAAGAGATTGCACGGTGCAATAACATCCAAATGGCTAAGAAGATTTCTCTTAACTCTGCTTATGGTGCCATCGGTAATCAGTATTTTCGATATTACAAACTTGCAAACGCAGAAGCGATTACACTCTCTGGTCAGGTCTCTATCCGTTGGATTGAGAATAGAATGAATGGGTATCTAAATAAAATACTCAAAACTGACGGCGTTGATTATGTTATCGCGTCTGATACCGATTCTATCTATCTACATCTTGGCCCACTTGTTGATCATATATTCCCTCAAGGAGTACGTGATAAAGGAAAGGTCGTTGACTTTCTCAATAAAGCTTGCGAAGTCCAGATGGAGCCATTCATTGAGAAGAGCTATCAGGCGTTGGCGACTTACGTTAATGCATATGATCAGAAGATGCAGATGAAACGTGAGAACATCGCTGACCGTGGTATTTGGACTGCGAAGAAGCGATACATTCTCAATGTGCATGACAGTGAAGGTGTGCGATATGCAGAACCTAAACTGAAGATCATGGGTATCGAAGCTGTTAAGTCTTCCACTCCTGCACCTTGCCGTAAGGCTATTAAGGATGCACTCAAGGTGATGATGAGTGGAACGGAAGACCAGATGATTGACTTCATCGATAACTTCCGTAAAGAGTTTAAGAAACTCCCTCCAGAAGAGATTTCATTCCCTCGTTCTGTGAGTGAAGTTACCAAGTACAAGAGTAACCAATCCATCTATGCAAAAGGAACTCCCATTCATTGTCGTGGAGCCCTTCTGTTCAACCATCATGTAAAACGTCTTGGTTTGGATGGTAAATACTCATTGATTAAGAATGGCGAGAAGATCAAATTCTGTTATCTCCGCAGCCCCAATCCAATTCACGAAAACGTGATGTCCTTTATTCAGGACTT